GATCAAAAGGAAAGTAACCTTGATAGCCTTCTGTTGCGACAGAGATGCCTACGACTTTTCCATTTCCAATAATGGATCCTGATCCTCTTGTTTTTAAATCTGGATCTGAAGTTTCTAAATCAATAGCAACTTCTTGACGGTTGGTTAAATCAGGAAATTTTTCTGGTTTAACCCATTCTGTTTGAGCTTGGAATAATGGGAATTGCATCATTTCTTTTGTGCCTCTTCTTTTGTAATTCCTGCATTACGATATTCTTCTTCTTCTGTCATGGGAGTCATGTCAGGATCTTTAGATGGGGTAGAAGTAAAACCGTGAGGTAAAGGTTTAGTGTGATCGCCATAATCTCTTTCAATAATCATATCAATATAATGTTTTGCTTTTTCTAGATCTTGAACTTCTCCTTTATGTTGATGTCGACAGATATATTTAATAGCATTTCCTTCTGCAAAAGGCAAATTATTTTCGTTTATAAATTGAGCAGGTTGGATTTTCATATCTTTATAGTGAGATCCTCCAATTTGTTTTTTGTATACTTTCATATTTTAAACTCCTTGCTTCGATCCTTGCAGCGAATTAAAAATAAATTTTTACTGCATCGGGTGAGACCGACGTACCAGACTCTTTGTTCTTCATCTTGTTTCATATGGGTTTTCGTTGCTCCTTTAATTGTGTTAGTGGTTTGATTTTGGAGAATAATAACATTGGTGGCTTCTCCTCCTTTTGAACTATGAAGAGTTAGTACCTTTACTCTTGGCTTACGACGCAAATCTTCTCCATTGCTTCGCATGGTTCTGATATAAGTTTTAGTATTTGGGGTGACTGCAGTGAAGGCATCGTACCATTGAAGCTGGGAATTTAATTTATATTCTTTTTTTAAATTAGAGAGCTTAAATAATTTATCTTCGGTCTCTTTTAATTTTTTATTAAAACGTTCTAAAAGTCTTTGAACTTCTATAGTATTAAGTTCTTTACCTTTTTTCCATGCTTCCCAGTTTAAGATGTCTCTATAAAGCGATTCATTCATACTTCTTCCATCTTTAGTCTCAAAATAAATTCCGCGTCTTCTTAAGTCTTTAAGAATAGGTTTTAATAAATCATTGGTTCTGGCTAAGATATACCAATCTCCTTTTGAGAGATTGATTGGATCAATAGAGAAAAAAGTTTTAATTTCTCCTTCTTCGGCGGTTGGAGTATTCCACGGTTTATCTAATCTTCCTAATTTAATATTATCTAAGAGTCGCAGTGCACGTGCATGTATTTTTTTCGGAACTCGTTTAGATTGTTTAAGGGGTATGTCAACGGCATCAAATTTAATGAAAGAATCAACATCAGCGCCGGCCCAGCCAAAAATGGCCTGGTCATCATCGCCTGCAATATAAATATCTTTGGTGTGCGGCTGTAAAGCTGTAATCATTTTCCATTGTAATAGTGAAAGATCTTGAGCTTCGTCAATAAAGATAACATCAAACTGAGGGACCTTAGCATCAGGTAATTGAATCTGTTCTATAAATTGATTAAGCATGTCATTGTAATCAATAAGTTGATAAGTATTTTTGTAGTCTTCTATATGTTTAGCAACAATCTGAAGTTTATCTCTTTCAATTTTTCCAAGATGTTCGTTGCGATCTAATTGATCTAGTATGTTAATATTTCTAACACTGGCTAAATTAATTAGGCTTAAGTATTCACTGTTTGAAGTAAAGATTCCATTAAATTCATTTTTTTCGTAGGTGGCATATTTAATTCTTAATCCACATTCTTCTCCTATTATTTTATAGTGTTCTTCTTGCATAACATTTTCTTCTTGAAGGCCTAGATATCTGAAAGCAAAAGAATGCAATGTTCGAAAGTGTTTAACATCTTTTTTTTCTAGGAATAAATAAGTTTCTAGAAGCCTGTTCCTTGCTTCATAGGAAGCTTTACGGGTAAACGCAAAATAACCAATGCGATCGAGAGGGGTCCCGGCTTCTTTGTACTCCATTACTTTATCTAGCAATGTTTGTGTTTTACCTGTCCCTGGAGGACCTACTACTTTATAATTCATTAATAATTAGGCCCCTTTCTTTCAGGTTTTTTATACTCAATTTGGTCAACTTTCATTTGTTTAAGACGCCAAACTTTTTGAGTTTTATTATTTATGTTATAAGAAACATCATCTTCCACCCCTAATTCTTGTTTCATAATAATTCCTGTATCTCGAGAATCTAATTTCCATTTAGTAGGTAAGGTTTCAAAGAAAGAAGAAAAAATAAAATAATGAAATCCTCCTTCAGTCCAACAGAGTCCTCCTCTAATATCGCTTTTTGTTTTAGCTTGGGTTGAATTAACACAGTACGTGTAAAGATGTTGATACAATTGATCTTTAATATCGGTTCCTGCAGCAGGATAAATAGTGACACAATCTTTTGTTACTTGATTAAGAAAAGCTCTAAATTCTTTAGGAGATAATGGATCAGGATAAAAATGCGCTTGTAACCAAATTAAATCTAAAAGTTTCTTTTGAGTTGTAAAAATATCTGGACTAGAAGCTTCACACCCAAGTGGTTTACCATCTGGTTTTTCTACCATGAATCGAAGTCTAGGAGTCGTACTCATAATTTTTTGTAAACCAGAAATAAGAGGAAAAATAGAGGTGACGTCTGATTTAATTCCAAATTTTCTTTTAACGCAAACATGTTTTACGCATTTGGGTTCCAAAATTTCATCGGTACAAGTATGTCCTGCTGTCTCTTTACTCCATGCTTTGATTTTGTCGTTAATTTTTTTAAGAGGCCAAGGATCTGCAAAATATTTATTGGCTTCATTAACTTTGTTGGGCCACTCTTCTTTATATTTCTTCTTGGCAAATACCATATAATTAAACATAAAGCGGTCTCTGCCATCTCCTAGTTTAGTTTTAGACAGTCGTTGCAAACAACACGGCCCATCTTCAAATTCAGGATCCCCTCCTTTTAAAACTTCTTCTTCGCATCGTGTGACGAGTTGGTTTAATTCTTCAGGATTTAATTGAAATTCTTTGGCTATTTTAATGAATTGTTCTAGAGATAAAGGTTCGTTGTCTTTGTTAAGAGCATGACGAGTTGTTTCTTTTTCTTTTTGATAAGGAAGATTAATAAAATTTCCGGACAAGTTTCCATTTTCATCAGGTTCTAATTCAACCTGTTTAGGATAAATTTCAGTAGTTCTTGGGAGTTCAAGCGGTAAAAGTAGAGAAGCTAAGGAATCTCGCATAGTTTGTGCGTCTATAGCTTCTTTTAAAAATAAAATAATATGTAAACCTCCACTTTTTGATCGGCATGGGACAAGAGGTAATTTATATTTCTCTATATAAGAGAGTAAGAGTGGTATGTTAAAGTCTTTGTAATTTTTAGCATCCACATCAATACATCCAAAAGATGCTTTTCCATCTTTAGTACAAGGTTGAATTCCTATTGATATTGTTCCATCTAAATGTTGTTTGTAATGAAAAGGAGTGACTGTTTCTTGAGCCCATACATAGGGGGGCTTGATCTTATTTCTTTCTTTATCAAACTCCGCTTTGGACATGTCGGCTTTACCAAAGTTTTCTTTGAGTCCAGAAAATAGTTTTATAAATTCATCTATCATACATCCCTTTAAGTGGGGCGGCTTAAGTCTCCCGCTACCGCCCCTAGATTCACCCTAGGTGAAACTTAGAAATTTACGTTGTCTTTCTCTGCTGCCTTGCCTTGTCCACTTTTTATCGAAGTGTGGAAAGCTTTAGCTTGCTGATAAAGATCTACATTATCTACTTTTCTTAAAAGTTTTACAGCGTAACCATACCAAGTAAAATTTCCTGATATTTCTACTGACCGTAGCTGATAGATGTGACTAAAAGATGGCGGATTGAAAGTACCATTTTTACCTTTTTCACTAATACTTTTCATCATCGAATTCCATCCACGACTCACTTTAAGTTGAGTCGATTTCATCGCTATTAATGCTTTATCAGATCCATTCTCCGTTAAGATAATGACAAAATGATTTGCAGTCTTAATAATGATGTTACCATTTTGAAGGACATCTTTTCCCGATGCATCCTTTTTTGTTTGAGAAAGAATTTCAGGACCTCTATCCGGTGATGCCGGACGACCTTCTTTTCTTTCAAATGGTGCCCACTCAGGAAATGTGAGTCTGTAATAGCATGGAATTACTTCTATGCCTTTTGCTCCATCGTACAGTTTTTTAGTAACTGTATTATAGAACATTCCTGGTTCAGCTCCGTCGACATACGCAGAATGTTTTTTCTTCGTTTCGTCAGAACTGTTTTGAAGTAGTTTTAGGAATGGTAGGGCCAAATCATCTTGGTCCATGTTCTCTAAACCCAACTTCGCATCCGCTTCAAATAATGAAGTGGACGGTACTTCAGCTTGTTTCTTAGTAGTGATGTCTCTTGCTTCTTGAGGCATGTTTATTTACTCCTTATTTTTGTTTGGTTTCCTACAAACGTGTTGAACAAATCAGAGGGCATCTCTTTACCTGCTTCAGTTCGCT